TTTCTACGCCAGCTTTAGCTTGTGCAAGTTGTATGTTATAGTTAAACTCTTCAGCCATCAATTGTTTTTTAATTGAAGCTTCTGTTTGCATACGCTGTATTTCAAACTGAGATTTAGCTTGCTCTAAGTTTACTTTTTCTTGAGTTAAAGCTTGTTGCTTTTGTAATTCAGCTAAAGCAGCTTGCTCAGCTGATTGAGCGTTAGCTTGAGCTTGAGCTTGTATATTAGCTTGCTGCGCCTGCTGGTCTCTTTCTCTTTTTCTTTTTTGGCTTAGTTTAAGATATTGATTAGCAAGTTTTATATTTGTTATCTGTCTAATATCTATAGCGTCTTCTAAACCTATTTGGCCAGCTTGTAAAGCTATTTGAATATTCTTTTCTAATATTTGCTTTTGCTCTTCTTCTGGTTCTAACTCTAAGAATATACCAAACTCATGCATACTTAAATCTTGTATTTCATTTAAAGTAGCCACATTAAATGAGTTTATAGAATTTAATAAAGAAGCTTTAGTTAAAGGATAGTTTAACATATCATTTATTCTTAAGCTTATATTTTCACAAGATCTAACGGTTAAATACATAAGAGATTGTAATATGTGTTTTGTAGCTGTGTTGGACGCGGCTGCCGCTAGTTTTTGTAAACCTACCAAAGCATCTTTTGTTGGTTGACTACCATCACGAGCTTCATTTAATCCGGTCACGTCACGTATCATTTGCAAATAATATTGATACGTTTGAATTAAAGCTTGTACTTTTTGCATACCTGACGACGACTTTAATTCTTGAACAGGTACTTTACCTGGATTCATATCGCCATCTATAGTCTTAGATCTACCAACAATACTACCAGTTTGGAAGTACATGTTTAAAGCTTCTTGCGGATTATAATTAGTGCCGTTGCCTAAATCAACTTCAGCTAAACCGTCAACATCTACAAACACACCATCTGGAACCATACGGGCTAAAACCTGTTGTATTTTTAAATGCGTAATTTGTATCATATCTGCAAAACCAATACACTTACTTACTAAGCTTTCAATACGCCCTTTGTACATACGTGGTGCAGATATTACATAGTTCATTTCTACTTTAGTCTGGTTGCTGTAAGGCCTTGTCATATTTTCAGACAACTCCCACTTTAACATTTTTTCTTGACCAAGTATTTTAGCGCCACTATATAAAACTTCAATAGCTCTATGTACTCTTTCAAAGTTATCATTTATAGGTGGGTTAAAATCACCTGGCTTTTCTAAAGCTTTTAATAAACCTTGATCTGTTTCTTTTATTTTAAATACTTGATTATTATATGTTTTGTATTCAAAATATAAAACTTGTACATTATTATAGGTGTCATCTTGAGCCCAGTAATTTCTAGTGTAATTAGAATCACCAGGATATTTTTGTATTTCTTCAAGCTCAGCATCAGTTAAATATGGGAATTGCTTTTTAACTTCTTCTAAGCTTACACTTTTTACTTCACCAACATAATAAATATCTTCAAAGTTAGGGTCTTCTGTATAGGAATAAACTAAATTAGCAGGATCTACATATTCTACTGTAACACCATTTGCTAGATTAAAATTAGTTTTTACACATGATATACCAAGTACAGTTAAGTCATAAGCTAATCTCTTTTTTATTTCTTCATATCTATTGTAATCTAAAACAGTTGATATAGCTTCTTCTTCAGCTATTTCTATACTTTGTTTATAGTTTAATTGAAGATATAAATCTAATTCTTCTTTACTTTCTGGTAGATTACCTGGATCTGATGTGTTAAAAAGATCAACTCCTAAATTATCTTTTATAGAAGTTAATAATTTTTTAGAATTCATATCACGCATTATACCGCTAGCGTAATCTGTACGTTGTTTTAATGAGTATGGATCTGAAGCAAAAGATTTTATTTCATAACCTTTATCTGTCATACCGTTTACAACAATATCTACAAACTTAGATAATACAGCAACTGGTTTCCAGTCTAAATTTAAATAAGATAAGTCACCATTTATAGATAATTCATCTTTATACTTAGCCACAGACTGCTCACCTCTAGCGTATAATCTTAATCTATGAAAATCTTGCCAGTTGTTTCCAAAACGACCGCCAGCTCCTAACCCTCGATCACCTCTAAACCATTCGTTTTCAATAGCTCTACCTACTTGAAATCCGTAGTCTAAAGTATTCTTTTCTGCATCAGGTACCACCTGGCTTGGAAAGGAACTATTAACGTTAGTATAAACCATTTATTTTATTATTTTTGAAATGCTACCAGTGTTATCATATTTACCAAAAGATAAATTAACAGGTTGATTTTGAACTTTATGTATTGGTGTATATTTGTTTTTATTACAAGCCATTATAGCTAAGCCAGAACTAATAGATGCATCGTACTTTGTTCTATTATTTATATTAAATTTAGCCCAGTCTTCTAATGTTCTTTGAAAATAAATATTACCATATCCATTTTGCCCTGCACCTACATAATCTTCTATATAAGATTCTATAGCAGCAGCGTGTGCTTGTTTAATATCTTCACTTGAATTAGGTATACCACCTATTTCTTTTTCAGACACTGAAAGTTTATTGTAAACTTTATCTGGTCTATTAATTGAAAATCTTCTATAACCTCTACGTTTTAAATAGTATAACAATCGAGGTTTATTGTTTTCTGCTAGTATTGGCATGCCATAAAAATGCAATGCCATTAATACATCTTCAAAAAACATTTCAGCTGTTTGAGGTCTAGCTATATATTCTAAAAAAAACATATTAGCAGGAGCGTCTTCCATGCTAAACTTTGTTAATCCGTGTAAAGAACCTTTAGATCCTTTACCGTCTACAGTTCCTGATATATCATAAGAGTCACAACCAAATGCTCCAATGTGTTCGTTGCCAGGAAACTTAATATTGTTTCTTAATAAAACTTTATTTTGTAAATGCAGTGGTGGAACCCATGATACTAAAAATCTACCATTATCATTAGGAGTAAATTCTACTAATGTATCTTTTATACCACCAGCCCATCTAAAAGAACCTTTTGTTATATAGCCAGAGTTATTTAAATCTTCGTTATAATCTATTTGCTCGTAAATCTTACTTAGATTAAATAAAGACTCTTTTGCTTCATCTCTAAACGCGTGTTGCTCTGTACGAGGAAACTGCCTATAATATTCATTTAAACCGTCTTGATCATTTTTAAGACCATCAACTTCATTTTGCCAATGCTCTATAACACCTTGGTCGATAACCTCTCCATACGGCCCTTCAACCGGTTCTTCTGGTGTATCGAATACAGAGTGTCCAAAAGAATCAATGAACCCTTCGTAGTTCCATTCCATAGGTATGAACAAACTATATAATCCCGAGCTAGTCTGTCCATTGCGGTTTCGTTTAGTAACGTCTGAATCTTCGTATAATTTTTTAAAATTTGCTCCACCTTTATCTAATGAGTTTGAGGTCGAGCCCATCATACATTTACCTACAATTCTAGAACCTAATCTAAGAGTTGTTTTTGTAACTCGCCAGTTATTTAATATATTGTCAGGTCTTTCCCATTTACCACTTTCATCGTGTGCTAGAAGTTTTAATTTCTCCCCGTCGTACGAGTTGTCTCCCGTGTTTTTCCAGTCGATTGTGGTGTCGAGCCCTTCGAGCTCCTCCGGCCCTTGGCCTTGATCAAGCTTTTTTCTTGTGAGTTTTGATGCGGGTACTCTATACGCCAGTTCGGTTTTTGGTCGATCCATTCCGTCTTGTATCGGTTTAAAGAAAAACGGATAGTTGACGGATATTGGTACAACCTTATCTGTGAACATTTTTTTAGCATCGGCTCCAGATTTGGACAATATCCCAAACCGTGAATCGGAAGATATTGTTGCTTGATTAACCAACTCTCCTGACGCCATGAATGAAAAACCAGAGCGTCTGTTTTTGAGATAGCACATACCATAACATCTTTGATCGGCTTTGCACGCTTCCCAGAATATAAAAAATAATCTGTTTGATTCTCTAAATTCAGCGGCACCAACGTCAATTTTAGACCACTGCAAGTACATGTAATGAGAACCAGTAAGGTAAGTAGGCTTATTCTTATTAATGAACCAAAAACCTTCATCACGTCTTTTAAATTCCTCATCAATGTAATCATAATATTTTTCTTTAAAATACTCTGGCTTTTGATTCCACTCAAATACACTTTTAATTTTGTCTAATTCTTTTGGATAATCAATTTTACTCCAAGTATTTTTTTCAAACTCATAAGAGTTGTTTTCTTTTGGTAAAGCTATTT